TATTATAAAAACAAATTATAGAAAAATCTTTAACAAGTTTGATTATATATTTACATCGGATAAATATCTTCTTTCTTTAGACGGAAGATTTAGATATTCATATTCTTGCAGTAATATGCCTTGGCTTAAGAAAGAAAAGTGGAATATATATCAAAAAAATAAATTATGCTCAATGATTTGTTCTGTAAAGCAAATGTGCCCCATGCACATAGAAAGACAACATATAGCAGATAAATATGAATCTAAAATAGATTTATTTGGTGGATATAAAAATTCACCAATTACTGGTAAAAAATATGATGGTTTTTATGAAAAAGATAATGCACTAAAGAATTATATGTTTAATATTGTTGTTCAAAACAATAAACAACCATACTTTTTTGCTGAACTTTTAACAGATTGTTTTGCGTATGGAACTATTCCAGTATATTTAGGAAATCCAGAAATAGGTCAGTTTTTTAATGAAGATGGCATAATCATTTTGAATGAAGATTTTAACTTTGATATATTATCTAAAGACTTATATTATTCTAAAATGGATGCGATCAAAGATAATTTAAATAGAATTAAAGAAATGCCAATGTCAGACGATTATTTATACAGTCAGTATACCTATTTATTGGAGAATATATAATGTCAAATCCATTTCAAATTGGTGATATAGTTTCAATAAAATCTGGCGGTATGCCAATGACTGTAGTTAATTTCCATGAAGAAAATAAAGAAGTTCTTGTTGCATATTTTGATTTAGATGGAAATGTAATGCGTGATGGATTTCCTCCAGACGCTATAGAATTAACTGAAAATCGTTGGAAAATGAATTATTGTGTCAATATAGATGAGTTTGAAGATGAAGACGAGGACGATTATTAATGCCAACATATGAATTTTCATGCGATAAATGTGGACATAACTTTGAATTATTCTTATCTTTTTCAGAAGAACATCCTTCAAAATGTCCAAAGTGTAAAAAGAAATCTTTAAATCAAGTTTTTGATGGTAACACAATTATATGTGTTAAAGGCGAAAACACCATTGGTCAATTAGGTGAATCTAATTGGAAAAAATATGGTGGAAAAATAAAAGAAGATATGGCAAAAAAACAGGAAGAGACTGATAAAAAACTTCCTTGGTGGAGATCTGGAGAAGTTAAAGGTTTGTCGAAAGAAAGAAAGCCTATAGATGTTTCCAAAATCAAAGATGTTAAAAAGTATATAGAAAAGGGGGAAAAATGATTCCTAAGATTGATAAAGATTCGCCTCATATGGCTGGAATTAAAATACAATGGCAAGTTAATTTATTAAAAACAAATGGTGAATATGAGCAAGAACCTATAAATTTTGGAAATTTAATAATGAGACATGATGCTTTAAATTTTGATGACGCTAAGAAAAAAATAGAGTCTATAATTCAAAAACTTAAAACTGAAGAGGGATTTTTATATTATGAGTGACATATTAAAAGATGGTGGCCATGTAATATTAAAATGTAGTAACTGCAATAAACAGCTTGTAGATATTTTTATAGTTAAACCAGATGCAAAAAGAGAAGATGGAAGTGATTTTATTTGGAAATGTCAAGCAGAGTGTTGTTATTGCAATGATAAAAGTTTTATTACTGAGGTTAAGGGTATATTTAGGCCAGGTGGCATTATAAAAGTTAGTGACGAAAGTGAAGATGTTTATAAAAACATTGTTGATCTTGTAGATATTGAATATGAAGATAATTTTGTTTTATTTAAAACGGCGAGGCACAATTAATGGATAATGAAATTATCATTACAGAATTTGATTGTGATGGAAATGTTCTTGAAAATAATTCAAAACTTTCTGTTGCTAAAACAACTAAATTTTTAGTGACAAAAACAGAAAAGTATTTTATCAAGGTTTGTACTGCTGGACTAAATAGTTCAAAATTCTTTGATCCGTTAAAAGATCTTCAAGAAGAATTAAAAAGACACGATGTTTTTGCAGGAAGAGATAGATATTCATACAAGCTTGTTAATAGGGAATGTTTTGACTATTATCTAAATTACTTAAAAACAAAGAATGTTTCTTTACTAAGAAATGCTGAAAGGATAATGTAATGGCTAAAAAGAAAAACATTGGTGAAGTTGAAATTTTTTATATTCAAGGTAATTGTCAAACTAAGACACAAGATGAAATAGCTGCTATCATTGGCGTAGATTCAAAAGATATTGAAGAAATTTATTTAAAAGCAAAGAAAAAGTCTAACGATAAATTTCAGAGATATTCTGGAACTACAAGTATGACAGAATCTCAGTCGTGTGTAAGAACTGTAAATAGAACTAATCCATCACAGGAAAATATACATAGGCTATGATTTGTGAAAAAGAAGATTATTTTTTAGAAGATAAAGCAATTTGGGTTGCAGTTTTAAGCAACGATAAAGTTGTTTATCAAGATGATGATCGTCTTGGCTACGAAGAAAAATCTGCGTGGCTTAGACTTAAAAAATATATTTCTGAAAATAAATTGAAGATAAAAACTTTTTATATAAAGTTTAGATCAAATACTGTTTTGTCAACTCCAAGTGATGCTTCTGGATATTTTTTTTCTAAAGGAATAATGGGATCAATTGCCACTAATAATGTTTTTTATTATTTAGTTGGTCATATTGAAAATGGCAAAGTTTACATTAAGAAATTTAAAATTCCAGAACTTCTTTGTTTTGATCAAGAAGTAAGAGAATTGTATAATTGCAAGGAAGATCAATTAATTTTTAACTAGTAGTGATTTAATGGCAGAAAATAGAAGCAACTCTAGTAGATATGAATCTAGATATGGTGGTGGTTGGATAACTCCAGCACAGTTTCTGGCTGAAGTTATGTGTGAACGATCTGCAAAAAGTAATAATATAGACTTACCACCAAAGTTTTGGAATTTGCCAATATGGAAAAAGGAATTTTTAAAGCAGTTAAATCTTGCAAATAAACTTATATCTAAGTATGATCCTGCCTTAATATCTAAAGCTTTGCGTACACCTCAAGGTAAAAAAATATTTTCTTTAGGTGCTAAATGGCTTAAGGATATTCTCGAAAAGGAAGATAAGAAAAACAAAAAAGCTAACATTGAAAAAGTTGAAGAAGTGAATAAGCTTCCAACGAGACAAAATTATGTTTCTCGCAAATCTATTTTCTCAAGATTGAAGGATATTGATAATGAGTGATCAAGTAGACAAAATTATTAAAGAAGTATCTAAACAATATGGAGATGGAATTGCTGTTAATGCAAATGATCTTTTAGACGAAGAAAAACATGTTATACCACTTTCTCCTGCATTAAATTTAGGATTACACGGAGGTATTCCAGAAGGTAGTTGGGTAACTTGTTCTGGTCACCCTAAGAGCGGTAAAGAACAACCTGTATCAGCTTTAGTTTATACGCCAAATGGGCCAAAACCAATTGGTGAAATATTGGTTGGTGAATATATTTGTACACCAGATGGTAAGTCAGCAAAAGTTCTTGCGACATACCCACAAGGCATTAAGGATGTATATAGAATAACATTTTCTGATGGTACATATGCTGAATGTGGTTTAGAACATTTATGGGCAATTAAAACTAAAGATCACAAAAATTTTGTTGTTAGACAACTTAAAGATTTTATTGACGATATCTATTATCCTTCTAAAAAAATACCAAAGTATTCTGTGCCGATAACAGAGCCAGTTTCATTTAATGAAACAAAAAAAGAAATATCTTCGTATTTTATGGGTGTACTTCTCGGATGTGGAAGTTTTAATAAAGTAATTCACGCTCAAATTAAAAACTGGTCAGAAATTGATGCAGAATTTTCTGTTGAAGATTTAAAGTTTTTTAAATTTAATGAATCAACAAATGATTTATTAATATCTTATCCATTATATTTTGCAAAACTTGGACTTATAAATATACCTAATAATAAAAAATTTATTCCATCAAAATATTTATACGATAGTGTTTACAACAGAGTCAGACTTCTTAGTGGTATCTTAAAAGTTGCTGGACATGTAAATGAAAATAAATGTCTAACAATAACTGTATCAAGCAAACAATTTGCTGAAGATATTGTTACTTTAGTTCAATCTCTTGGCGGTCTTGGAACATACTCTGTTCATAACAACAGAGGATCAAAAAGATATGTATGCACATTAAGAATTAAAATTTTTCAAGATAGAAAAAATGACTTTGAAAAGAAAATCGTATCTGTAAAAAAGGTAAGAAAAGAAGAATGCATATGTATTACAGTAGATACTCCAGAAGGATTATATCTAACTAATAGCTTTATCGTGACTCACAATACTTTGACATCATTATCTTTTGCTGCTCAATGTCAAAAACCTGAAAATGGCGGTAGGCATGTGTACTATCTAAACATTGAAGGTCGGCTTAAATCTATGAATTTAAAAGGCATTCAAGGTTTAGACTTAAATAAAATGACCATTTATAGGTCTACTCAAGATAAGATTCTTACGGCAAAGGACTACCTTAATTTGGCTTTTAAAGCGATTAATACGCACCCAGGCAGTCTTATCATCATTGATAGTGTTTCAGCCCTATGTGACGAAAAAGAGATGGATGAAGGCATTGGTTATGAAAATAGAGGTGCTGGAAATAAACTCTTTGCTGGATTTTGTAGACAGGCAAGTAATATCGTACCTGTACAAAATTGCATAGTTTGGGCGATTATGCACTTAGCACAGTCTCAAGGTATGTTTGGTGGTTTTATTGAAAAAGGCTCAAAAGCTTTACAGTATCAAGCCGATGTTCAAATGAGAGTAAAATATGATAAATCTTGGAATGTTGGAGTAGAGGGAAAAGAAAAACAAATAGGTCAACAAGTTCATTGGCTTATAGAATCGTGTGCTCTTGGATCTCCAGGCATGGAAGTTGATAGTTATATTAGATATGGCGTTGGAATTGATAATACATATGAAGCTATAAACTTAGGTTGTCAACTTGGATTAATTAATAAAGCTGGTGCGTGGATGACTCTTGAGTATATGCAAAGACATTTAAATTTGCTTGGCGTTAAAGAGTGGGATGAAGCAGCTATAAAGATGGTTAAAACTCAGGGTGCTGAAAAGTTATATAAGCTTTTACTAGATCATCCTAAATGGGTTGCTGCACTAGAAAATGAAATAAAGGCTATATTGTCGTGAAAATAAAAGGTTTAGATGGTAAAAAATACTCTTGGTCATTTTATGGACAAATGCCAGATATTAGCGATGAAAGAAAAAGATCATCTTTGCATATTAGAGCAAGGAACATTCTTAAGTCTTTATATCCTGTAGATAGAATTCTTGAAGAAGTTCATTTGCCAGGTTCTGGTGGTCTTTATGCTGATTTTTGGTTGCCATTAAGGAATAAGATTGTAGAAGTGCATGGAGAACAACATTATAAATTTATACCGTTTTTTCATGGAACGCAGCTAAACTTTTTATCATCTAAGGCGAATGATAATAATAAGATAGAATGGTGTTCTGTTAACGGAATAACGCTTGTGGAGTTACCATTTAATGAATCAGACGAACAATGGAAGTCAAGAATCCAATCTGACTGAAGAACAAAAAATTGATTTAGCTTTAGAGAAGTATGAGCTTTCTATAGGCTTAACGCCAATACCTTCAGATAAAAACTTTCCTTGCATTAAATATCTCTATTTATCGCAAGAAGAACTAGCTAAAATGACAAGCGAACAATGTTCAGAAGCTTGTGTTTTATTAAATAGTTTTTCATTTCATATAACAAGAATAATAAATAAAGAAAAAACAAAAATTAGATGGTGCAATGAAAGAATATTAAGTTCTGTAGCAAATAATTTGGGCGAATACAGATATTTTTCTCCTGAAGAAAGAATAGCTTTATGTATAAAAGATAATGATTATGCAAAAAAAATAAAAAAACTTGCTGGACTCATACAAGCAAGAATAGATAGGATTGAATATCTTCCAATAAGAATAGAAAAAGTTTCAGAATCATTAGCAAATCTTTCATACGCAAAAAGGAGAAACAATGAATCTCGTTGAGACTTTGGAAAAAGCAATTAAAGATCAAGATTGGTGTCTTGTCACTAAGGTTTTATATATAATTAATGGAAAATCAGAAGATGTAACAGAAAATAAAAAACCTAATATAGTTACTAAACAAGTTTCAAATAAAGTTGAAGCTAATAAAAAAGCTTCGTTTCAAAATAAATTTGTTGATGATTTATCTTTAGAATCTCATCTTATTGAAAATAATCCTAAGTTAAGAGAAAAGTCATATAGAAAACCATTTTCAGAAAATGATTTTTATACAAATGTAAAATGTTCAAGTTGTGGTTCACAAGTCAAAGTTCCAGTTGAAGAACAAAGATTTAGAAAATTGGATTCTGAATCTTCTGACTTTACATGCATTAAATGTATTAGGAAAATTAGATGACTACTGATGTAGCAGCAGAAAGAGTTGTTTTATCTGGCCTTTTTCAAAAGGGCTATGATTGTTACATAGAAATATGTGATATTATTGATGAAAATTCTTTTTCAACAGTTGAAAATTCAGCAATTTTTAAATGTCTTAAACATATAGTTTCTGAAAAAGGTTCTATTGCAGATGTTCCTTCACTTATATCAGCGTCAAATAGCTTAAATATTTCTAAACTTTTACAAACACCAGAACAAGTAAAGTACATAAGATCAATATCTTCATTTCCTGTTGAAATATCCAACACAAGAAAAGCTGCTGCTAAATTAAAAAAACTTCAAATTGCAAAAACACTTTCGACAACACTTTCAATATGTTCTAAAAAACTAGAAACTATTTCTGGTGATGAGCCAATAACTGAAATTATATCTATTGCTGAATCTACAGTATTGGATCAAACATTTAAAATATCAAATGCCGATGATCCATCTCCAAAACCTATAAGCGATGGAATTGATCAATATATAGATTATTTAGAAACTAATCCTATATCTCAGTTGGGCATATCTTCTGGATTTAAAACTTATGATAAAGCTATTGGTGGCGGTTTGAGGCCAGGAACTGTAAATCTTATCGGTGCTAGAATGAAAACTGGTAAGTCATTCTTTGCCGATAATGTGGCATTAAATGTAGCTAATGAGCGAATACCTGTATTAATGCTTGATACAGAAATGACTGAAAAAGATCATTGGCATAGACTTCTTGCATCTTTAGGTAATGTAAAAATAGAAGAAATAGAAAGTGGATCGTTGTTTAATGATCCTCAAAAAAAATTAAGGCTTCATCAGGCAAAAGAAAAGTTAAAAAATATACCATTTCAGTATAAAACCATTGCCGGAAAAAGTTTTGATGAAGTTATTAGTATGGCAAGAAGGTGGGTAATTAAAGATGTTGGATTAGATGATTCTGGTAAGGCTAAACCATGTTTGATTATTTTAGATTACATAAAATTAATGAGCGATGATTCTATATCTAAAAACATAGCTGAATATCAAGCTTTAGGTTTTTTGATGACTAATCTTCATAATTTTATGGTGCAATATGGTGTTGCATGTTTAGCATTCACTCAACTTAATCGTGATGGCATTAATCGTGAAGACACGGATGTTGCTTCTGGTTCAGATAGAATTCTTTGGCTTTGCAGTAATTTTTCAATATATAAAAGAAAAACAGAAGAAGAAATGGCAGATGAAAGTGTTACAGACGATGGAATTAGATATAATTTAAAACTAATTCCTGTAGTTGCAAGACACGGCAAAGGAATTGATGCTGGAGATTATATTAATATTTTTGGTAACTATGAGTATGGAAAAATAGTTGAAGGGCCAACAAGAAACGAATTTTATAAAGTAAGAACCGCTAGAATAAACTCTGGGTTTGAAACTGGAGAAATTAATGGCAATGAATTTTAATGATCTTAATAATTATATTTGCGAGAATATTGATGATGTTTTATCTAAATTTGATATTGATCTAAGAAACAATGGATCTTTTTATGTTGGCCCTTGTCCAATACATGGTGGAGATAATAGAACAGCTTTCAATATTTTTGTTGATGGGCATACTCGTATTGGTAATTGGATTTGTCATACACATCATTGCGAAGAGCATTTCGTCAATAACGCCATAGGTTTCTTGCGTGGAGTTTTTAGCCATAGAAAATTAAATTGGACTGAAGCAAATAATAAAGTTTTTTCATTCAATAAAACAATAGATCTAATAAAACAAGTTTTAAATATTTCAAATGTATCTAGTTCAACAAGCAAAAAAACATTTGATATATTAACATCTTCTAATGTTGCATTAAAAGAAAAGCCAAAAACTGTATGGACAAAAAAATCCATAAGGGAAAGACTTTTAATACCATCAGAATATTTTTTAAATCGTGGATATTCAAAAGAAATACTCGATAAGTATGATATTGGTGATTCAAAAATAACAGAAGGATTATTTTCTAATAGGGCTGTTGTTCCAATATATGAAGAAAGTGGAAAGAAGGTTGTTGGTTTTACAGGAAGAACAAAACTAAAAAATTATGATGAATTAAATATACCAAAGTGGTGCAATTCAAAAGGTTTTTCAAGAAAAGACTATTTGTACAATTACAACTTTGCTAGTGATTACATAAAAAATACTGGCGTTGCAATTTTAGTTGAAGGTCCAGGCGATGTATGGAGATTAGAAGAATCTGGAATACATAATTCATTAGCTGTTTTTGGATCTTCTTTAACTGATTCTCAACAAATAGTTTTAGAAAGTTCTGGTGCATTATGTTTGGTATTATTATTTGATACAGATTCCGCTGGAACTAAAGCAAAGGAAAAACTACAATCATCTCTCTCTAGAATGTTCAATATTATGAATCCAGTTTTTCCAGATGGATACAAAGATATAGGTGAAATGACTACAGAACAAGTAAAGACTTTTCTTGCTCCAATATTAGAGAAACTTACATGCAAAAGATAATAGGATTTTCTGGCAAAAAGGGTTCTGGCAAAGATACTCTTGCCAATTTTCTTTTTGAACATTCTGTTGATTTGTTTGGCGTAGAAGCATCAATACATTCTTTTGCTGGGCCAATGAAAAATGTTTGTATAGATTTATTTGGGCTTGATCATAATCAAGTATTTGGAACTGATGATGAAAAAAACACGCTTACAAAATATAAATGGGAAGATTTTCCAATTAATCCAGAAAACAAAACTGGTTTTATGACAGCTAGGGAGTTTTTGCAAGAATTTGGAACAGCAATAGTTAGAAAAACAAATAGCAATATTCATATTGAAGCATGTTTTAGAAAAATCAAAAAGGAAAAAAATGCACTTAACTTTATTACAGATGTTCGCTTTGTTAATGAAATGAAATCAATTCAAGATGCTGGTGGAATAGTTATAAGATTAACCAGAGAAATAGACGAAGATAGTCATCAAAGTGAAATAGAACTAGACAATAGATTAGATATGTTCGATCTTGTATTAGACAATAGAAAACTTAATAAGTTTCAACAATCTCAAGTGCTTGTGCAAAGACTAAGGGAGATTGGATGGATTAAGTTATGATAATAACTTACCTAAGATCAAGTTCAGTATCATCTTTTTCTTGGTGTCAGCACAAGTATTGGATTCAATACAATTTAGGCATCCAAGAAGAGTCAAATAAAAAAGCTCAAAAAGGAAATGTTGTACATAAAGGATTAGAGTTATTAGCTAATAAGAAGCTTTGCTTGCAAAACAAACAAGAAACATTTAAAGATTCTGAATTAGATTTAGATTTTACTGTTTCTGATTTAACTCCAGATACTGCTATTAGATATGCATTTGATCATTATAAATCTAAAAGCAGCCATGATTGGGATGAAAAAGATTTTAAAGAATGTAACAAATGGTTATGGGATGTTTTATTTTTTAATAGCGGAATGTTTTCTCCATTAACAAGAAATATTGTAATGCCAGAACAGTATTTTGATATTGAGATAAATAAACCTTGGGCTAAATACGAATATTTTTTGGATGATGGTAGCGTTATATCTGGAAATTTAAGAATTAAAGGAACAATGGATTTAATTACAAGGATTGGCGATAAGGCTATTGAATATATAGATTGGAAAACTGGAGAAAGGAAGAATTGGTCTACAGGAAAAGAAAAGGGTTATGACGATTTAAAGAAAGATTTTCAGCTTTGTTTATATCATTATGCACTAAATCATTTATATCCAAATGAAGACATGATAATGATGACCATATTTTTTGTAAAAGCTGGTGGACCATTTTCTTTATGTTTTGACAAGAACGATATTCCAACAACAGAAGAAATGATAAGAAAAGAGTTTGAAAAAATTAAATATTGTCAACGCCCATCACGAATAATAGATTATGGAAAAGATAAATGGAAGTGTGAAAGATTGTGCAAATTTTATAAAGAAAAACACGAAAGTGACGAAAATAAAAATATTTGCACATATTTACATGAAGAACTAATTGAGCTTGGTATTAAAAAAGCTTATATTAAACATGCAGATAGAAAAGTTGTAAGTTCTTATGGTGATGGTGGTGGTCAATCGAATAGGGAGAATAAAAATGGTTGATTGGTCAAAAATTTTAGATGATATTTTAGATAGTGCATTTTCTAAGAAACATAATGTTACCACCACACTTTCTCCAAATATATCTAAATATAATGGAGAAAAAGTTTTAGTATTTAAAACATCTATAATAGAACCAAATGATCAGTTTCAAGGAATTATAACTGGTGATCTTGCAAGAAAATTTAGAGAAAAATATTTAATTTCAAAAAACTTTTTTTATATAGATAGAGATGATGCAGAAAATGATCCTTCATACAAACAAGTTATACCATATTGTTTTATAACAAAAGAAAATGAATTGTTTTATTATGAAAGATCTAAAAAAGGATCTGAAGAAAGATTGCATAATTTATTTTCTGTAGGTGTTGGTGGACATATAAATCCATGCGATAAAAATAATTCTGAAACAATAGGTGCTGCTTGCAAAAGAGAACTTGATGAAGAAATAGAATATACCAATTTTATTGGTGGAAATTTTATAGGATTAATTAATGATGATTCTAATTTAGTTAGTTCAGTACATTTTGGTGTTGTTTTCAATATTCAACTAAAAGCTAATGGTGAAGTTAAACCAAAAGAAAATAAATTGATAAATTCAAACTTTTTATCAATTAATAATTTAGATGAACAAGGTATTAATTGGGAAAACTGGTCACAACTTTTAATTACGAATTATATTAAAAATATTTCATAGGATTGAAAATGAATTGGACTCCATTGCATTGTCATTCACATTATTCATTGCTTGATGGTCTTTCAAAACCTGAAGGTATAGCAAAAAGAGTAAAAGATCTTAATTTTAAATCTGTTGCATTAACAGATCATGGATCAATTTCTGGTGCTGTATCTTTTATAAAAGCATGTAATGCACAAGAAATAAAGCCGATTATTGGATGTGAGTTTTATTTATCTAAAGACGATGCAAAAATACATGAAAAGAGTAATTCAAAACACTCACATTTATGTGTGCTTGCAAAAAATGCAACTGGATGGTCTGAACTTATTAAATTAACCTCACTAGCTAATAGCCTAGACTATTTTTATTATAAGCCAAGACTTCATCTTAAAGACTTTTCTAAAGTAGCTAAGAATCTAATAGCCTTTTCTGGGCATCCAGGTACTGAGTTAGCTAACTGCATACTTCCATATGAAGCATATAAGGCTTCTAGTTATGAAGAAGCAAAATCATTAGTTAAAAGTGATTGGGAAGTTACAGCAAAAGATTTAGAAAAAGCTATTGAGTTAGGCGGCGTATGTTCTTGATGGGTCTGCGTACACTTCTCTTGGCTCTTTGTATTACCAAGTTCCCGGATGGACCACTCGGTTTTGGGGATGAAGATAAGGCAAATGAGTTCTCCCTCGGAATCCGGTCCTTCAACGGATTTAATACTCAGTACCGGTCATCCTATGGAGTCAACACCCGGAACGGTTTATTTAAAAGAAGATACATTATCGCC